TGGGGTAGAAAAACTCACCTTAAACTCTATTGCAGAAGGCACTGAAGATATAGGTAAAGCTTTACTTCAGCAACTCATGATGGCAATAGCACAAGCAGAGGGAACTGTGTAATGGCTTTCAATGACACGTCCTTTGTAAACAAAATGAAGCTTTATGAAAAGGCAAAAGCTGGCGTTATACCAGAAGTATCCAGAGTAGCATTAAAGTTCTTCAGGGAAAGATTCAGACGGAGTGCCTGGCATGATGACAGAAATAAGCCCTGGAAGAAAACTGCTGACATGGCAGGTGAAAAGGTTAAGCGAAAAAGAGGCATATTGATCAAATCCGGTGCATTACTGAGGTCAATCATGGTTACACAAGCGCGAGCAAATACTTTGACGATTGCAACCGATAGGCCCTATGCCAAAATTCATAATGAAGGGGGAAGTATTAGGAAAAAAGTATCAGTTCGTCAGCATACCAGACGCAGGATTGTAAAGAAAAGAGTCACTTTAATGGTTGATGGGCAGAAAAAACGCAAAACCCAGAAGAGTGAAATGTTCTCACAAGTTACAGAACACAGTCGCCAAATGAATTTAACAATCCCTGCAAGGCGCTTTATTGGTAACTCAAGATTCCTAAACAGGTACATTTCAATTGCCATTTACGCACACTTTAAACGCTATTTAACATGACTGAGGCTTACATTTTAATTGCGAATCACATCAAAAAGACTCTACCCTGGGTAAAGTTTATAGATAAGTTCAATGATCAAATGCTCACTATTGAAGATGAGATTGATTTTGCATTGCCAGCTGTATTCATAGAACTAGGCCGCGTCATATGGAAAACTACCGGGCCCACAACTCAAAAAGGAGATGGACAGATACGCATTCATCTAGTCCAGGAAACGTATGGCAACTCTCATGTCGGTTCTAAAACTCAAGATAGAATCATGAACATGATGGATAGGTACAAGGAGCTTCACAAAGCATTGCAAGGATTGCAGTGCAGTGCCTACTTTTCTGCCCTGGACAGAATCGAATCTGAAGAGGATGAAATCTATGGCCCGGTGAATGTATTCATCCAAACCTATGCTACCGTGTTATTCGAAGATACAGAAAGGCCTACTGATTATGAAAGTCTTGAAAATATCAGGGTTGCAATTGATATAAGGCAAGACTACATTGAAGATAAGCCAAAGAATCCGGGTAATACACTAGGCTATTCTGCCTGATAATTTCGCACAATCTTCTGGATTGTTTGAACCTCTAGAAAAAACTCTTCAGACATTGTGTTGAGGATATCCGTAATGGCAAGTCTACCTACAACTTCCTTATTTCCAATTTTTACCTTTACAGGATGCTTTGAGAGAACGACAAAGCGCTCATAAATTGCCTTATTACGGCGGTAAAGATGATTGGAAACTTTGGGTCTAGGCATATCAGGCTATTGAGATACCTCAAAATTACAGTTAGCCTAGTTACTATGTCCTTAAAACGTAGTCCTAAATAAGAACAATATTTCCACAATCAGGATATATCTGGATATATTTATAGCTCAATATCAATAACTTAAAAATTAAGAAATAAACAACGAGAGCAAATATAAGATTCGTTACTTACTTTTACTCTCGTTATTATTAATCGTACAGCCGGAGGGATTCAAACCCTCAACCCCTACGTCGACAATGTAGTTCTCTATTCATTTGAGATACGGCTGCTAATGAATACCTGATGTTGACCCATCGGGTATTTTTATTTATATGACAAAGATACTGCGCTACAATGGCAAAACATGCAAAATACTTTCAACACCTCAGGTGGATAAAAAAAGGAATCAAATCGAGTTTGTATATTGCAGATATTCAGCAACTTAATAAAGTAGTCTTATTTTGATGGTTTTTATATATCACAGATATTCAGCGATTTAATTAAAAGCATAATTTTTCGATTTTTTTTTATCATATTAATTTTATATTAAGAAAATAAAGCCCCATTTAAGGGGCTTTATCTGTCAAACCAACCTTAACATTTGCATTAAGATGGGGTGTTCTTGTCAAATAGAGTAGGCATTTCCGGTTGTTTATCCTTCTCGATTAAACCTTCTATAGTGCTTATGCATTCTTCCAGCGCACGAATCTGATAGTCTGCCACCGGTCTCTGAAGATAACCGTTTGCTACCCACTTGGGATATACTTTTTGCCGGTGCTTCAGCTCTCTCTTGAGCTCTTTTACCTGAAGTTGAAGGGTGATTATCATAACTTTTATTTGGATTATTGAAATGGTGATCGATAATTACATCCATACACACATGGCACTGGTCTATGCAATCCTTAGGTTGATACTTCTTTTGGTTGCTGTGATGATTTATGAAATTAGTGCAATAAAAACCGGGGTTTTTCATTTCATCATCTCCTTTTTATACATGCTACTAAACTGTGTAACTAGCCTGGGTAACTCCTTATCAGAATAGTCATTCAAACCTTTGAACTGCTCATTCAAATAGCCGTATTTACGAACCCAATTATCAAGGCGTTTGATGTCTGCCTTTTTACCGGCTCCGACATTTTCCACCCATCCCAACTCCCAGCACATAGAAATCATACGCTTTCGCTGACGGTCACGCGATTGGTTAGCCAATAACTGTAAATCCTTAATCAAGGCAGCACATTCATCAATATACAACTCTGAGGTGCGCTCAGTTCTACCCTTACTGTACTGAATGGCCAGAATATTACGCTCTTCAATTAGGTCCAGCTTATCCATTATTGCAAAAAGAGTTGAACTCTGGGCAATTGTTCTAATTTTCATTTTCTGTTTGATTTAATTGGGGTGTATTCAACAAAAATCTGATAGCCATAGCTGCCGTTTGTACAGCTTCGCTGTGCATGTCATAGTATCTGCCACCTTCATAGGTGTGCCTTAATGCAGCCTGAACCAATTCTCCGGCTTCTTCTGCTACAATAGCTGCCTTATGAATATGATCCTTTGGCCATTCGGGAAATTTTGTCTGAGCTGAATCTAAATCAGTCAAAACAGCGACTAAAATTCGCTTCACTTCTACGGGATAGTTTTCGCGTAGAATTTCATCGCATAATTCTTCTGGTAGTAACATAGTGATGGCTTAAAATTTAGTTCGGGAGGTGAGATTCGAACTCACATGCATCCAGTTCTGCCTATTCTGATCAGGCCGCTCTCCCGAAACAGTCCTACTTAAATGGACTCTCCTCTAATTCCTCTTCTTCCTCTTCAGTAATTGCAATAGCACTGAAATTAAGTGGCAAAATCTGGTCTTTACCTAGCTCATCCTTTTCATAAAACTCTACTGAAAAAGAGATTTCACGCACATTAAAAGACTCTTCAAAGAGGGTCATTGCCTTTAGCCAGCGAGGATCATCGTAATTATCCTTTATTTTCAAGAAGGCAGAAATACGTCCGGGAGTAAATTCACCCTTTTTATTTTTCTCTAACAGAGCTGAGATAGCTCTATAATCTGCCATACTGCGCTTCTTAACAGAGTCAGAAAGAAAATCCTTGATCAGATCCTCTGCCATATCTGCTCTCTCATCATACTCCGGCTTTGCATTTCGTCTCAAAACGACACAATAACCGGTCTCTGAATGCCGAATCTGAAAGCCTCCTTTTGAATTCTTACGGATACCTCCATATTCCTGCATTTGCTCCCGAAACGCGAACATCTCTGAGATACATTTGGATTTAAATTCGGTTAATCTCTTATTTAAATCCCTGGCCTCTTCTATCCAGGCATCAATCAATTGATCCCTTGTACTTTCGAAGGCTTCTTTTTTTGCCATGCGCTCTTCTTTTTCGAGCTGCCGCTTCTGCTGAAGTAGCTGTTCAAGCTCTTCCGCACTGATTTGTGATAAATCTACCGTTTGCATATAATTGTTTTAAGTGTACTAATTGTTGAATAATGAATGGATTTGACGATCTAATACCTGATACCATTCACGAGCAAATGAATCAGCATATGGTCTAGATGAATCTTTTTTTACATCTAAATACAATTCCATTAGATGTAAAACACCTGTTGCCTCGACATGATTAAAATGAATAGTTATAACTTTTCGATTGCTATACTTGCTTAATGCAACAATCGGAGTAACCTTATTACATACTTGAATTAACAAAGCCTTAAACATGGATGCTCCATTGTTTTCAGGATTAAAATTGGCAACTGCAAGGGTTACAAAATCAAGAAACAATTCCTGTTCATCGAGTGTATTGAATTTTATTTTAGCTTTAGGCGACACGTTCAGCCTCCTTTCTTGCTAAAAATATTACATCATCGTTTGGAAATATCTTAATTCGACTGCGATCATTTTCTAACAATGCATTCAAATGACTATTTGCATATCCGGCTGACCGGTAAAAGTGCGTCCTAATCATTTTAACATCAGCGCCTGTTTGTAAAAGTGCACGTGAATCCTCCAAATTCCATTGATTAATCCACCATTGCCAAAATGCTCTTGATGTACTCAATACTTTATAGGGCCTAGAGTTATCACCACCAAGGCATAGCATGCTTAAATATTCAAGGCCTTTTTCATATTGCATTGTGCAATAATCCATATCAGATAATTCTAATGCCTTCTGAATAAATTCTCGATTGTAATGATATAATGCCTTTGTTTTCATTTTAATATCCGCTTAGTGATTTCTAGACAAGTTTTTACTTTGTGCTCCATGATCTTATCTGTTTCCATCAAATCGGATAATTCATTAATCTGATTCATAACAGTAGAGTGATCACGCGATACGAAACGACCCATAACTGAATAATTCACACCGGCATCTTTAGCGCAGTAATAGAATATCTTCCTTACATCTGCATGAGGCCATTTAGCAGATTTGAAAAAATCATCCCTGGTACAGCCTGTAACATCAAGTACCACCTGAAGAATAAATTCACATTTATCCTTACTATTGGCATCGTATATGAGGTAATCGCGCAAAGATTTAATGTCTTTATACAATGCATTTTCACTGCCAAAGGCATTTAAAAACTCATTGCATGCATCTATTCTCTGAACTGTGTTGAGATTGGGTTTGATCCAGAAAGGCTTTTCCATAACTAAAATAATGAAGGTTGAGATTTACTATTAAAGAAAGGGATGGGCACTTTGCCATTCGCTCCAAAACGGCCTCGACAATGTGCTACACCATCTTTTACTTTTATAACTATATCCACAAGGTGATCCCACTCAATGGCTGCATGATTGTGATTTACTAGGATGCAGAATTTCTTCTTATGAAACTTGGTGAATAATTCCTGAGCCTCTTCAATTGACATCTTCAAGTGCTTCGGGCTGTCAATCACAATGATTCGATTGTGACGATTCTTAAATATCCGGAGTAGTTCTTCAGACCCAACTTCAGGCACAAATACGATATTGCCACCAGATATTTTAAGGGTGTTTAAACGCTCTTGTAAGGAGGCTGAAATTCCCTCTTCACATGAACAATAACAGGTCCTTCCAATTACTTCTGATAAAGCATTCACCATCTGTGTTACGAGGTATGATTTACCTTCTTTCGGATCAGCCTTAACCAAAACCCAAGCAGTTTCAGAAACATTACCAAGCATCTTAGACCAAATCCCTGGTAATTCCTGTACTCGATTAAACTTCATTTGCCTAATCTCATCTGCGCTGTAGTATCTTAATCTCTTTTTCATGATTAAACCCTCTCTGTTGCAGTGTGATTTATATGGGCAGTAGACATGGCCATAGATGCCGTTTGGGTATCAGTGAATGCATCATCTGGCACACGGTTTAAATTCTCTACCATTTCACGCAGTGAGCCAAAATCAGCAACACTAGATGTAAGAATGGAGATTTTAGAATCAGTAGAAATGCCATTTGCCTGAGCAATAGCTTTAATTTCAGCGGATCCAGGCTTGCGTAAATTGAGCCAAAAGCCAATCCTTCTCAGGAATTCAGGCATGCAATGCTTGTTACGAGCAGCATGATAGCGTACCATCTCTTGTAAAGCAGGTGTGCCACAAATAACTATGCCACAACTCCGAGTCCCAGCAACACCATCAGTGCGATCATAAAGGATTTGAATAAGAGATATATGATCAATATTCAACTTTCCTACATCATCCAACAGCAACAAACCACCGGCAGATGAATTCATCTTGGCTGTAATTCTAGCCATAATCTCACGGGTAGTTCCCTCAGATTCCAGACCCATCCTGCGAGCAATTTCAGCGATGAACGACTTGCGATTCATCAGCCGGTCGCAGAGAACGTACCATGTATTCGGGTGAGATACGCGGTAATTATCCAGGGCACAGGTTTTGCCCAAACCGGTAGGAGCTGCAATAGCTAAAAACCGCTTATTGTCTCTTGCATCATCACACAATTTGTGAACCGCTTTGAAATTTCGGGTTTCAAAAATCTGCCAAGAAGCATCTGCCGGCATTAAGCGAGATTTTACTTTCTGCCAGGCATCATCTGCAATACGAAAGGCTTTATCGCCTTGCTTCCATTCCCATTTGCCACTTAGCATGTGTGACAAATAAGCTGCAGACACTTCTAATTGAGCCGCAGCTTGATTCTGACTAAGTTGAGCATCCTCCAACCATTTGCGAAGAGCTGCCTGAATTTGCTTTTTTGTTGATTCTGTCATAACTTTATATTGATTTTGATGGTACTCCCATTTAAAATTCTTTCAAACTGAAAAGCCGGCCTCCACCGGCTTTTCTCTTTATTCCGGTTGACCTCCAGTAAATGGTTTTAGCTCTTCATCATCCTGATCATCGAAATACAATCCTTCCAGTGGAGGTGTAGAAGGTTGGTTCACTGGCTTTAAATCATACTGATCTGCGACATATCTTAATAATGCTTGTGATTCAGCTGAGTTTAAATCATCTTTTCGTAGCTGATGAATGCCAACTGACAAGTCAAATTCTTCAATGCCTACTTGATCAAGAGCATCCTGCTCTAGTTTTGCCAACTCTGCCTTACGATCACGGTCCATTTTCTCAAAATGGCTCTGCTGGCGTATCATCTGTTGCTCATCAAACTCTGTCTGATTTACCTGGGCAGCATGCGGACGCACTGCAGTATGCGCTTCACAGATAAATTCTCCGGAATTGTTGAA